GAACTCACAATTCAATTCATATCCTGTATCATAAATGCGATATCCAGTTTGCTGAGTGCCACCGAACAACTCTATGGTTCGTTTAACATTGACGTGGCAATATTCTGGCTCTCCTAATAGTTCGTCGGATATCGGAACTATAATAGGTTTAGCTCCAAAATACTTTTCAACCATATCAGATTTGGACAGATTCGCCATCCAATAGTGATCTTCCTCAGTATCAAACTTATAGAAGAACTCTCTACATAATTGAGATAGATCAGTTTTCATGACTTCACCTCTTCCACTGAATACCAGCCATCAAACTCTTGGAAACTATCTGTTCCAGCATAGTCTTTCAGAACTGCCTCTGCAAAAACTGAGAAATTGAGGTAGTGATTTTCATCAAGATCAAAACCTTCATCATCGTTGAGCTGAATTGCTAATTCTCTAATCTCTTCTTCGGTAAAAGTGCGACTTTTGACTTCTTTCAACATATATTTCTTCATGACTGCACCTCTTCTTCTTCTTCTTCCATCTCTGTCATTTGTAGAACATTAGACTCGAACAGTTGCTCAAGGCAATCGTCCCAATCTGAGCCTTCGAACTCAATAGGTTTTTCCATGCCTTTGGCAAACACGCTAACTATGGTTTTATTCATGACGCCACCTCTTCGTTCATAAATGATACAAAAAGAATGCCGATTTCTGTCATCGTATCTTGTACTGCTTGTTCATAGTTATCATTAAACTGATCTCTCTCAGTATCCGTTTTGCGACGGATAACCTCTTCCACCTTATCCAAGAATTTGAATTGAGTAGCTGCATTGGTGCGAATAATTCTCATAATAATCAATCTCCATGCGGTTTGCGCCGCGTTTCGTATCATTAGTTTAGCCACGTTCTCGATGGGTGCAACAATTTCTAACGTTAAAAATTACTTTTTGTGCCGTCAAGGGGCTAATATTCCGAACAATTTCACAGGGACTGTTTCTCATTATGTTTTGCAATTCAGCTCGGAGGTTTTTCTCGACAAATAATTAGGGACTATATAATAGGGAGATAGGATTCAGTTTCGAGCGTAAGCGAAGGAACTGAATCCCGTAGGTTTTTGTTTGTAGGTTAAGGCGCCCTTAATCCTTTTCTCTCTGAATACGAAGTACATATGCTATCCATCCTTTTTCTTCACCATCTCTACTAATAGTGTTATATGACAAGTATGACAAATAACAAAACGAAAGTTTTACAGTTAAGGTTTACTCCAGACCAATTTGATGTTTTGGATAAAGCTTATAAGTACTACATTTCCAACAATACCGAAGAGAGTATAAGTAAATCAGCGTTTCTTCGTAATCAGCTGATGATTCGCACTCTGTGTCTGTTAGACGTTATAGTTCTTCCGGAGAGCAAAGTTGAGGCAGTATGAGCAATAAAGAAAAAACATTAGCAGAACTGGTTCAGTTGAAAAACCAAAAAACCGATAAGGTCAAAGCGCTTCGTCAAGAAGCTAAGACGGTCGCCAAAGAGATTCGTCAATTGCAAAAGACTATCGATGTTAGCCTTCGCAATTTCATACTTTGTAACACGACCGATAAGTCCTCGGAAGACAACTATGGGTATTCTCACGTCAAAGATTTGTCTGATTTAATCCTGGAAAGTAATAAAAACAACGTCGTCTAAACCGACAGTGCGGTGCCGAAGCATGCTATCGGACGAGAAGTCCGAAGGAGGTCACAAGTTGAGTCATTGACTTTTCCGCCTAGTGAAACACTTCGCCGCCGCACTTTCTCTGCTAATAATCAAATATATAAATGTCAAACAAGCACTTTGGATTCAATACTGTGCTCACAAAGGATTGACTTATCGCATGGTGAAAAAGAAACGTATCGATTCTGAAAACATTCCACAGATACTGGAAAAGATTACTGCTATCATAGATCGTGAAGTGGATGTTCTGGCTGCCAAAGCTGACCTCTCACACGATGACCGTCGAGACTTGCTTAACCTACAGGCAGCCTTAGGTGCGACATATCGAGAATATCGCGCCGAGGTCAAACAAGTCAAGGAAGATATGAAGGGCATGTCGAAAGAACAAATCCAGCAAATCATCAAGGTGGACTCTAAATGAACGATTTACCAATTACCATTAGACCAGCCGTTGATACTGATTACGGATACATCTTAGCTACATGGACACGTTCCCATCACAAGGTCCATCCTTTCAATTTTATCTCCAATGATCTATATTTTCCTTACCAAACTAAATTGATCAATAAGATACTTGCAAAGGCTACAACTATGGTTGTGTGTTTAGATGACGAACCTAATCAGATTGTGGGATACGTCGTTTATGAAAATTATGCCAATGATATTGTCATCCACCACGCCGCTGTCAAGGGTATTTTCCGACGCCTTGGTATCATGAGATTTCTTCTAAAAGAAATCGGAGCCGTTGACAAGAGCTTGATTGTGACGCATTATTTTGACTTGTTCAAGAAGATCAGAGATAAGTATAAACTAATTTATGATCCTATTTTTTTGGAGAGATATTTATGAATTGCAAAGTTGATGGTTGTGAAAAAATTAGGTGTGTCAAGATCGGTTATTGTAAAATGCACTATGAACGCTTCAAGAGAAATGGCGACGCTGGTGAGGCAGAATTGAGATACGTCAAGGATGGAGAAGGTCATTTAGGTGAGCATGGATATCGCGTTTTTAGGAAAAACGGAAGAGGTTATTTGGAGCACCGTTTAGTAATGGAGGCGCACCTCGGTCGTCCTCTATTACATCAGGAAAACGTTCATCACAAAAATGGCATTCGAGATGATAACAGAATAGAGAATCTTGAATTATGGTCTGAAGCACAACCATCTGGCAAGAGACCAGAAGATTTAGTTAAATACGCTAAAGAGATATTAGCACTATACGGAGATTGGGGCTATTAATGAGTAATAAGAATAAGCAACTTCCAGCTAAACCATTGACCGAAGAAGATAAGTTGGATTATAAGATTCAGCGAGCCAACTTCACTAATAACATTCTTGTCTTTCTTAATTACCAAAACTTCGTTACTTGCCATGACTATGAACTCACCATTCGAGGTGGTTTTCTGTTCATCTATGATACCAAGAAAGACTACACCATGTTGGTGCCTCTGAACAATGTATCTTCTATGGAAGTGGTATGACCAACGCCAAGTTACTATCCAAGGTGGCTTTATCAGAACTCACCAAGCGCGAGACCATTACACCAATCGATGTACTTGGAGAGTGTTTCGCACACCAGTTGGAGTTCATCAACGATCCAACCAAGCGCAAGGTTCTATGTTTGCCACGACGCTCCGGCAAGTCAACCGCCATCGCTATCTATCTGATTAATATCGCGCTCCAAGATCCTGGCGCCAAACTACTCTATGTCAATACTACCAAGGGCGAAGCCAAGAATGTCATGTGGCATGAAATCTTTGAAACTATCTTCATCAAGAAGGAAATCAAAGCCGAATTGATTGACGGCAAGAATGAGATTCGATTTGACAATGGCTCCATCATCTTCCTATATGGTGTTGATTCCACTCCAAAGGAAATGAACAAACTACGTGGTAAGAAATACAAGTTAGCCGTAGTCGATGAGTGCCAATCATATACACAAAACCTACAACAACTAATCAATCAGGTCATGGGTCCGACCTTAGCAGATGCCAACGCCACTATCTGTATGATTGGAACTCCTGGCAACCAAATGGGCGATCACTACTGGTGGGTCATTAACAAGCCAGATTCTGCTGAAAAAGGCTGGAAGTTCTTCACTTGGAGCTGGAAAGATAATCCACATGTTCGAGTTAACATGCAGAAGCAAGTGGATCAAATGAAACTTGATAATCCATTGGTCGTAGAAACTGATTGGTTTAGACAAGAGTATCTTGGAGAGTGGGTCGTTACGGCAGATGCCAGAGTGTATCGTGGATGTCGAGATTCCAATTACATTGATGCTCTACCACCACAATTTCTGAATGGCGCTATTTACATTCTAACTCTGGATCTTGGATATTATGATGCCACAGCATTTACCATCTCTGCTTACAATAAGCGCTTCGATAATAACCTATATGTGTTGGAGAGTTTTAAGAAATCAGAAATGACCATTACAGATGTTGCACAAACAATTAAGCAATTACAACTAAAGTATGCATTCGCCTACATTGTAGTTGATGCGGCTAACTCGCAAGCAGTAGAAGAGATGCGCCGCATTCATTTTCTACCATTGACCGCTGCCGACAAGCTTGGCAAGGAAGCTCACATAGCTTTGCTTAATTCTGACTTTACTACACAAAATGTGAAAATCATTCGCCACACTAACGGGCAATTGATCAAAGAGCTACAGACTCTAATATGGGATCAAAAGGCATTAGCGCTCGGCAAGCACAAAGAAGATGGTCGCAAAGAAAACCATTTGACCGACGCGCTGCTATACTGTCATCACTTCTCTCGACACTATTGGTATAAACCTGTCAAGGCTGAAGTGCCATACGAAGAGGAAATCATTCGACAAATTGAAAAACAATTTTCACCAAAGCCAGAACTAAAACAAATGAAAAAAGCTTGGTATGAGGATCAAGATGATTATTGATCTAAAGTGTAAAGAGTGCAATCACATCTTCGAGGATCTAATTAAGTATGAAGATCCAAATCCAGTCTGTCCACTGTGTCAGGCTGCTACGGAACGACTACTATCTACGACAGCCAACTATACTGGCGTCATGACTAAATACGTCAATCGCAAACTTGATCGTCTTGGACCAGAAGGATCCAAGTTTAAGGACTAATATGGAACTAGATTTAACGACAATAGAGGCTCTTATGCAGTTAGTAGTTAAGCACAAGCTTGACTCGCTAAAGTATGGAGACCTGATTTTAACCAAATCAAAACACGAACAAGCCAAAACAGAAGCTAATTCTTCGACATTAAGTGGAGTGGGTCAATACAGCGATGAGGATCTTTATTACTCAGCTACTGGACCAAGCAACACATTAACACCAGATCAAGTTAGTGCGCTTTCCAACACACCTCCAAAAACCAGGAAATCTAAATAATGCCAAAGAAATCATCCAAAGCAACTCAATCTGCCAAGACAACCACCGAACGTAAGATTAAGCTGAAGGAGAAAGATGAATCATCTTCTGGTACTGCGGGCTATTTAGGCTCTAGCCAATCCAAGAAGGTGATCAAGCGTTATCAGCAACAAGCGGTCAACAAGCGTTGGTGGGTCGGAGAGAAGAAGGATTTGCACATCTCTGTCGATGCGACCGTTGGCACCATTGAGTCAGCTCAAACCAATAGGCGCATGCAGAACATTCGATTCTCTCGCATGTATGGTAATTGGGACGCCACGGGTTTCCAACACTCTAACCTGATGAAATCATCTCCTGACTCTTCATCTAACAATCGAGTATCATTAAACATTATTCAATCTGTTATCGATGCCGTGGCTGCCAAGGTAGCCAAGGATAAGCCAAAAGTCTCATTCATCACTTCTGGTGCTGATGACTACTTCCTTAAGCTAAGAGCGCAGTACCTAACCAAGTATATGCAAGGTCTATTTGAAGAGACCAATCTATATGAGAAGTCCAATAAGGTGTTTCGAGACTCTGAAGTATTAGGCACCGGCGCACTACATATCTTCATTGAAGATGATAAGATTAAGTGCGATTGGGTGTTCATGGATGAACTCCGAGTTGATGAGTTAGATGGTATCAAACAAGAACCACGCTCTATGCACCGAGTTAAGTTAGTTCCAAGAGACCTGTTAATGACACAGTTTCCAGAATACGTTGATAAGATTATCTCGGCTCATTCTGCTGTCACTGGAAGAATTGCTTATAACTCTACAGTTGATGTAGTTAAGGTAATTGAATCGTGGCATTTACCAGCCGATGACAAGTCGGATGATGGAGTGCATTGTATAACTATTGAGAACTGCACACTATTTGAGGAAGACTACAAGAAGGATTACTTTCCAATCGTCTTCTTCCGTTGGTATGACCGTCCGCTTGGATTCTTTGGTAGGTCTATTACTGAAGAGATTCTCACCATCCAGGTTGAGATCAACAAGATTCTACGCACCATCCAACAGTCGCAGGAACTGGCAGCTACACCAATGATATTTGTCGAGAACAGCTCTCAAATCTCTGAGGACGTCTTGCTATCCAATACCATTGCTAGAATGATTCCATACTCTGGTATGCCTCCAACTTGGCTAACACCAACCGCACAGAATCCAGAAGTATATCAACATCTTAACTCACTGATTCAGTGGGCATTCCAGGTCGTTGGTCTATCACAAACATCCGCTTCTGGTATGAAACCATCTGGTGTTGACTCGGCAGTTGCCATCAGAGAAGTTGCCGACATTGAAACCTCCAGGTTTGCTATCGTCGCGACATCATGGGAGAAGTGGTTCGTTAACTGTGCCAGAGTAATGGTTGACCTATCCAAAGACCTATACAAAGACTATCCAGATTTGGCGGTGAACTTCACTGAAAAGAAGATCATTAGGAATATCAAGTGGAAAGATGTTGATTTGGAAGATAATCCATTTGACATCCAGACGTTTCCTGTTTCACAATTACCTGATACGCCAGCTGGTAGAATCCAAACCATCTCTGAATACGTTCAGAACCAATGGATCACCAAGGAACGAGCGATGGAACTAATGAACCTTGATCCAGATTTGGAACAAGATGTCAACATCCAAACCTCCAGCCTACGACTCTGCGAAAAATGGCTGTCCGAAATGGTGGAAGACGGCGTGTCTCACCGACCGGAACCATTCATGAATCTTCAATTAATGCAGACACTTGCGCAGGGCGTTTACACCATGCTAGTCCATGATAACTGTCCTGAGGACCGTTTGCAACTGGTTAGAATGTTTATAAATGATTGCACGCAATTACAGACACCGCCTCCACAACCAGCTCAGCCACAACCAGCACCTCCTGCCGGTCCTCAAACAGCACCAGCCGGTTCAATGAATCCAATACCACAAGGACAATAACACATGGTTACCAAGAGAATTGAAAACAGTTTAGTTAACAACACCACCAATCTAATAGATGGAAGAGATCCGGTTCGCATTAAGCATTATGACGAATCAGCCGTCTCTGCCAAGGCAGTCAATGCCTTTGCCGATGCAGCGGGAGTTCCACCTGCCGAAGGAGCTGTCGAAACAGAAGCTCCAGAGCGAATTGAGCGCAGAGCTGCTTTCAAGAGAGCTGCTGACATTGAAGCCAGAGCACAGCGCATGGAGAAGGAAGCTAAGGAAAAGCTCTCCAGAGCTGAAGGTTTCGAGAAACTAAAAGAAACTGCATCAACTGATCCGGTGGCATTAGCCAAAGCGCTTGGCATGGATCCAACTGAGTTCCTACGCAGATACCAAAACCAAATGCTATCCATTCCAAATGAAGTTCCACTCAAACCAGAGGAAGAAGTAAAGGCTAGACTAGCCAGATACGAAACGGAACGTCAGAAGGAAAAGGAAGAGCATGAAGTTCTCAAGGC